AGAGTGCTTTGGTGGTGATGGGGTGACTGGAGCCGTCATGCAGCGGATGTTTGATGAGTTGCCGACGGTTGACCCTGTTCACGCTGCCGGCGGGTGCTATTGTTGGGAATGCAAGTACAAAGATGAATGTATTCGCCGCATTGAATTTATTGGGAGAAATTTTGTGCTTGAGCAAAACACCTACGAATATCATCCATTGAGTTTCTGCTCCTACGGCCAGAGAAAGGAGGCCGACCATGAGTAGCCTGATATTTATGGACGCTGAGTGCCCCAACTGCGGCGGAAACTGCGGGAACGGAGGGCGTGGAGATACATTCTACTGCCCCTCCTGCGGCTGGAAGAGGAAACTCAAGGGCGCCGAAAATGACATGAAATTTATCGAGGAATATATCCGGTTTTGTATGGAACGGGATAGGAGGGCCGCCCATGAAGTTTCGGAACCCTGAGACAGGAGAAGTATTTGAAACTCATTGTGACACGTGTGGGGCAGGAAGCTCTGGCTGTAAGCTGGTTTGGAAAAATGTCTCATGCGGACGACTAAAAGAAAATCCCCACGACGCCGCCCGCCTGATGGGGTACGAGGTGGTGGAGGATGATATGCCGGAGGCGGCAAAACATAAGGAAACCAACGCCATAGAAGGTATGTGCTGCGACTGTGCTCACGGAGGCCCCTGCTGCTCCTGGGACGAGAACGAGGATTGCCAACACAAGAAAGAGGACGGCACTTGCTGGGTGCCATACACAAAGGGGGAGGCCAATTTAAACGAAGCCATCGAAAAGTACCTGAAAATCATCGGCTCCATCCACGACGGGGAGGGCGGACAGCATGAGCAGTAAAATCCTTTTCCCGACTTTCAATGTCTCTCTCGGTCAGGCCATAAATATTGTAAAAACAGGGCTGACCGATAAAAGCATCCCCTTCAAAACACGGGTACTTGCCATTGACCATGTGGCCCACATGGAGACGCACAACAGCATCACCAAGGAGAAGTTAGTGGCGGCATTGCGGTGGCTATTTGACCACTACGACTTCGAGGAGGATTGACGGCATGAGTAAGTGGATCAGCGTCAAGGAGAGGCTGCCGGAAAAAGAAAATGAGATGGTCTTAGTTACCGACGGATTAACCGTTATTACAGGCTTCAGAAACTGGATGTTTAGACTGGAAGATGGAAAAGTTTATACACCAGGTCTAAAGATGGGTGGAGGGTCAATGGAGGTTACGCATTGGATGCCCCTCCCAGACCCGCCGAAGGAGGGATAGCCCGTGAACGAGTTCCCGGAGAGGCTGAGAAGGTTAAGAGAAGAGAAAAGACCAGTCAAAAGCATGGTGACGGTTTCGGAGCTATGCGGACTACCGAGTGGTGCGGTAAGAAAGTATGAGCGTGGGGAGGCGCGTCCTAATATGGCGGCATTGATTGCGTTGGCTGACTACTATGAGGTAAGTTTGGACTACTTAACCGGACGAACAAATTTTAGGTAAAATTTTTTAAATTGTCCTTTTTTGGACAGCAAAGAAAGAATCTTACTTTAGAATGGGAGTGTGGGAGCGTATGCCCCTGCGCTCCCATTCTCTTTCCATCCCCTTTTCCTCCTTCACGTAGAGTGGGTGGCGTCGGTGTATCTGCCGCCACCCCCTCTGTGTGCAATATGCCGCCGGTCGAACACCACCCCACTATTCGGGGCATGAGGGGTCGCTCCCCTCGGGCGGCAAATGACTGTGGAGAGACACTATACCGGGAAGCCTAGAGCGTCTGACGGCCCCGGAGAAGGGGCATGACGCCCGCCTGTCATGGAGGCGGGCGGTGGCACCAGACAGGAACTTACCATTAAAGCCAAAATGCCGTTTGTATCGTCAAGCGCAGACGAGAGGAAAATGGACTTTTGATGTGATACCGCACAGCGGATTACATACAGGCCCGCGGAAAGCCTGACCAAACCCGCAGCATACCCCGCAAGGGGTATCTATGCCCCCAAAAGCGCACGAGCTGGAGAGGGCAAAAAAGCCGCCCCCATAGGAGCGGGTTGCTCATTCGGCGGATTGATCGGGTTCGGTGGGCAGGCATTTGAGCGTCCAGCCGAAGTAACTCATGGCGGGGGTTTTCCGCTTTCCACACATAGTGAGTGCGATTGCCCGGAAGCCGGAAGCAATCTGGCGGGCTGAGCGGTCTCCCTCCGGTTTCCCAAAGAGGGCAGTATTTTCTCGCGCCCAGAGAATCAGGTTGCGAACTGTGATCTCGTTCCCGCACGGATCCACAAGAGTCCAGATCTTGGCCTCCTGGTTCGTCTCAAAACGGCCGGCAATAGGGGATTGCTGGGCCATAGCCGTGCCGAGCGCGAGATTGGCGGTCTGCCCGGCCGCAGAGAGCCTGGCCCTGGATTCATCGTTCCAGTGGTTTGAGATTCCGGCGTGTGTTACCTTCTTCCACTCGGCGGAGCACTCCTTAGTGCATGTGACGGTATTGGTGCTGGCAGGAGAGGCAAACAGCTTGCCGCAAATGGGGCAAACCTTCCAATTCCGCCCCGCGCATTTCGGCGTGCAGTCGGGGCAGAACTGAGGCGTCGGGGTACCGTCTAGGGTGATCGGGAAATAGCGCCCACAGCCAGGGCAGCGGGCATCCTGTTTCTTCCCCAAACAGCCGCAGGATTTGACCCGATTATATTTCAGGCCGGCGGCGTTAAGGAGGAAGACGGAACCGCAGTCGCATTTGCAGAGCCAAACGACGTAACCCGCGTATCGCTGTTTCGTCATTTTGATGCCCACCAGCCGCCCGCTGCGTTTCCCGCGCAGGTCGACAAGCTTTGCGTGGCCGCAGGATTTCATATTGCCGGATAGCAGGTGTTGGCGGGAGATATAGACAAGCTTGCCACAGGAACATTGGCAAGCCCACACGACGGATGCTCCGTAGCGTTGCTCCGTGGGATACAATGCTGTGAGTTCGCCAAAGGTCTGGCCAGTGAGATCTTCTTTCGGCAAACCGCCCCGTTTTCGCTTTTTATCGTTTCCCAAAGTGATCCCCCTCTTAAATAAGCTTATGTGGATCGATCTCCAGCACGTCCGCCAGCGCGAGCAGATTCTTGGCGGTGAGGTTTCCGGCCTCTGCCTCTCCCAGCTCGACTCGCTGGATTTGGCGGATATTGACGCCGGATGCCTCCGACAGCTCCTTTTGGCTGAGGCCCGCAGCCCGGCGGTACCACTCCAGATTGGTGATGGGGTTGTTATGGCAGTCGCGCCCATAGTTGACCAGGGAACAGGCGGTGCAGTCGCCGTCTGCCCGCTGGCAGTCACCATACTTACGCCTCATGCGAGCACCTCCACAACAACAGCGTCCGCAATTACGATCTCGCCAGGATCTTCGCCATAAGTGTAAGAGTTCCCGGCTACTACAGCAATATAATCGCCGAAATAATCTTTCGCAAGTTCAGCTTCGCCAGAACGGATAACGGATACTCCGGGGAGCTCTTCGCCGGTGTCCTCTCCATCATCCCAAATATGGGAGCAATGATCCATTTCACCGAGGGAAAAAGGGACTTCCTGGACACGGATACCAACAATTTCGTAGTCGTAAAACAGTTCATCGGCGAGTTCCTTTACTCTGCGGATCATTTCATCGGTAACCTTCATCGTAATGACCTCCTGGGGTTGTCCCTCTCTTGATGATTTCATTATACGCTAATATTAGCGTATTGTCAATAGAGAAATGCTAAAATTAGCGTAAAATATTTGCCGACCCGCAGTTGCAGGAGACGGGGGAGGCACCAATGAGAGGAAACGCATGGCGGGATATTCCCCCGCCGCCTCTCAAACAAAAGATCAGGGCTAGGCCGACGGGCCGAAAAGGGAGGTGCCACCTTACTCCCCTGCCCTGAGTCAACATAAAGGTGGGAAGCAAAATAGAAAGGGTGGTATCTACATGAACGAACTAATCAAAGTTGACTTTAGTGGCGAAAAGCCAGCAGTATCAGCGCGGGAACTCCACGAGTTTCTAGAGGTAGAAACACCGTACCACAAGTGGTTTCCCCGTATGTGCGAATATGGATTCGCTGAAAACGAGGATTACGCAGTCACGGACATTTTTGTCCATAACCCCGCTGGCGGCCCTCAGAGCATGAAAGATGCCGCCGTCTCTATCGATATGGCCAAGGAGATCTGCATGCTCCAGCGGAACAAGAAGGGGAAGATTGCCCGGAAGTATTTCCTCCAATTGGAGAAGGATTGGAATAGCCCCGAAAAGGTAATGGCCCGTGCGCTCCAGATAGCAGATCGAAAGATTAAGATGCTGGAGGCGGAGAAGGAGGCTAACCGGCCGAAGGTGCTGTTTGCGGATTCTGTGGCTGCATCCAATACATCCATACTGGTCGGAGAGCTGGCAAAGCTCCTCAAGCAGAACGGAGTAGAGACTGGCCAGAACCGTCTCTTTGACTGGATGCGGAACAATGGGTATTTGATCCGCAGAGAAGGTACGGATTACAACATGCCCACACAGCGCTCGATGGAATTGGGCCTGTTTGAAATCAAGGAGACCAGCGTCACCCATGCCGATGGGCACATTACAGTCAACAAGACCCCGAAGGTGACGGGGAAGGGACAGCAGTTTTTTATCAACATGTTTCTAGGTTAACAACCCACACGGGTGTATCGCTTAACAGGCTGTGACGGCTGGCCGTATCCGAGCCAGAGCGCGACAGTAGGCGGCGATGTAGCAAAGTCTAGCAAATGCTAGCAAACCGGGAGAGAGAAAAAGAAAGAAAACCGCCCCCTTTTTCCCCCTCTTCCTTCCCCCCTATAACCCCCTATCTATTACCCCCTATAATCCCCCAGAAAAGAAAGAAAAAGAGAGAACGCGCTCTGTCGGTGGCCGTGGGGGGAATTTGAAGACTCTACTTAGGCGAGAGGTGGTGACATGGATGCATGGCTGCACGGCTGACGGACAAGCAAAAAAAGAAAATCATTGCTGACTATGTGCAGTTGGGCAGCTATAACGCTGTCTCCAAAATCAACGGCGTATCCGCTACCACGGTTAAGAATATTGTGTTGAAAAGTGCGGATTTTGTGGAAAAGTGTGAACAGAAAAAAGAGGAGAACACCGCCGACATCTTGGCCTACATGGAGAGCCGACGAAAGCAAGTTTGCGACATTATAGAGATTGGGCTTGCTGTGCTTCCAGAAAAAATCCAGACGGCAAAAACAGCTTCCGAAGTTACGACAGCTTTAGGCACACTAATTGATAAATTCACGGCGAATACAGAGCCCAAGCAGGATATCCACCCACTGTTGCGTGACATGTACGAATCGAGGAAACAATGAGCCTTTCCACAAAGCAAATAGATTTCCTGAACCGCCCATTTGACCGGACGCTGGATGTGGCGGAGGGAACGCCCAGAAGCGGGAAGACCACGGCTTGCATCCTGCGGTTTTATGATTTTCTCAATACATCCAAAGACAGCAATTTTCTGGTTGTCGGCGCGTCACAGCAGCAGGCATTCCGGCTGGTCATGGACGGAGACGAGAATGGGCTGATCCACCTGTTTGGACGACAGGCGCATTTGAAGCACGATGATCACGGTGACCACCTGGAGGCGCTAACCTGTTCCGGTGTGAAAAAAATCTACTACAAGGGTGGGGCAAAAGCAGACAGCGACAAAGCAATACGGGGCCTTTCGTTGGGCGGAGTGTACTTCTGCGAGATAGATATTCTTCACATGAATATGATACAGGAGTGTTTTCGGAGAACATATGCGGCTCACATCCGATGGCATTTAGCAGACCTGAACCCTCCTGCCCCGATGCATCCAGTAATTACAGAGGTTTTTGACGTACAGGACACCAGATGGACGCATTGGACGGTGGATGACAACCCGATTATCACACCAGAGCGAAAAGAAGAGCTCCGTCGGACACTAGAGAGAAATCCATATCTCTATCAGCGAGACTGGCTGGGGGAACGGTGTATCCCACAGGGCGTGATTTACTCTATGTTCGATCCCCAAAAGCACATACTATCCAAACTGCCGGACGATGCCCGCCCTATTGAGATGTACTTTTCTGGAGACGGTGGGCTGACGGATGCTACGAGCGTGTCCTGTAACCTGGTCTGCCGCACAAAGAAGGGAATGGCCTTATACCGTGTGGCAAACTGGTACTATGACGGCGGGAACAAAGCTATGAGCGTACAGGCACGCGAGTTGGCTGGGGAATTTGCCCCATATTGCCGCAACCGCTGGAATATGCGAGAAGACGCATGGTTCATTGACCCGGCCTGTAAGGCGTTACGGAAGGAATTGGAAATCTATGGAATCGATGCGCTCAACGCGGACAACAATGCGCATGATATTCGAGGGAGCACAAAGGGTATTAAGATTGGAATAGAATACACCCAAAATATGATTCAGGAAGGATGCTTTTTCCTCGTGGAAGATGAAGCATATGGGCATATAGATTTCTTGAAAGAGATCGGGATGTACTGCGTAGATGAGCATGGGAACCCGGTGGACGCCTATAACCATGCGATGGACGAATTACGCTACTCCATAAATCACTTTGTTAAGCAGTATATGTATTGATGGGGGTGAATCCAACGGGCTTTATAAAAAATATCGTGCTGTACTTAGCGAAAAAGATGGGCCTGGAGTTGCAGGATAAGCCCTTATACCGGGACGATTACAGCGATATGTCGTCTATTTCACTGACGGCGGTAATTGCCAATAAAGTGGCCACGCTGACCATGCAGGACAGTACTATCACAATCGAGGGAGAGAGCGCAAGAGCGAAGTTCCTACAAGATTTTCTGGATTATTATATGGGAGACCGTATGGACGTGGCTGCGGAAGTGGCGCTCGGGACAGGAGACTGCATCATCAAGCCATATACGGACGGGAAGCGGCTTGGGGTCGATATCATCAAAAATCGGGATTTTGTTGTCTGCGAATCCATCGGGAATGACATCCTATCCTGCATAATGAAGGTCGGAGAGATTAAGACAGAAACGAATTTGTACCAGCGCTTTGAGGTACAGATGCTCCGTGAAGCAGAGGCCCAAAGTGGGCAAAGTACAAGTGCACTCCTCATTTACAACATAGCTTTCCGCGGCTCAGTTGAAATCCCGTTGTCGGAGGTAGATGCGTGGAAGGGTATCCCGGAAACACAAATCATCCCTAACGTGGATCGCCCATTGTTTGGCCGCTATAAGTCCCCCACAGTCAACCGGGCAGACGTAAACGGAGTGAACGGCGTGAAAATCACGGCTGGCGTAGATGAACCTATGGCGAAAGCTGTGGAGGCATATGAGCGTTTTAACCGGGAGTACAGCGCGAAAGAAACCATGATTTTTGCGGACAAGACACTGCTGGCAAAGGACGAAAACGGGAATGTTGTGTTCCCCCAGGAAAAGCGGCGTTTTCTCCAAATGATGCGAGGCGTTGGAGATAATGCAAACCCCGGAAAGTTGATTCAGGAATTTTCCCCAGAGATACGGGGTTCAGACCTGGAGGTTGGGATCACAGTCAATAACAAAATGGTGGAACTCCTGTGTGGACTCTCTCCTGGAATCCTGACCCCACCTACTACGTCCTACGCGACGGCAACAGAAATGCGGGCGGCGTTAAATTCGACATTTGCAGTCATCACCAAGTTCCGTCGAGCGCTGGAACGAGGAACCGACGATCTGCTTCGCGCTGTGGATGTGATTGCAAATTATAATAATCTGGCTCCGATTGGGCCGTGGGAGACACATTATGATTGGTCGGCATCGTACATTGAGCAGTTGAACGAGCACTTCAACCAGTTGACCATTGCGGAGGGTATCGGTGCAGTGGATAAGGCCGAGGTCCGTGCCTGGATGATGGACGAGGATTACGAAACCGCAAAGGCCAGGGTCGATGAAATTGCAGAGGAGACAGGCAGCCAATATATGCAGGAGGCGGCGTTCCAGCCGGGCATAAATGAACCGACTTCTGAATGAATCTTGGATTGAGGGGTTGCCGGACGGCATTGTTGGGAACCTGGAAAGCCTAAACAACTATGTAGTACAGCGGATATGTGAGCGCATCAGGAAAATCGGAGATATCGGAACGGCGGATGCGCAAAGATTAAAAACAGCGATTGAGTACGCGGGGGCAGACCTGGAAGCCATAGAAAAAGAAGTTGCCCGAATTATGGGAATGAACCAGCGAGAGGTGGAGCAGCTCTTTGAAGAAGTGGCAAAACAGAACGTAGATTTTGCAAATACATTTTACAAAGCAAGAGGAATGGATGCTTTGCAAAGCTACGCTGCCCGTGCTTCCCTCAGCGCCTTTGTTGACGCCGCAAAGCGTCAGGCTATGGAAGGGACATCTAATATCTCCAATACCTACATGCTGGGCTTTAAGAGGGGCAAGCAGGTGCTCCGGCTAAGGGAGTATTACATCTCCACCATTGACCGGGCGATTACATATGTGCAGACGGGCGTTGTAGACTACCAATCTGCTATGCGCTCCACTGTCCGGGACATGGCACGAAGCGGCCTCCGCCGCCTGACCTGGGAAAGCGGATACTCCAGGCGAATGGATTCCTCGGCCCGAATGAATATTTTAGAGGGCGTGCGCCGCTTAAACAGTGAGATGATGGAGGAGACAGGAAAGGAGTTTGGAGCAGATGGAGTAGAAGTATCCGCGCATGGGCTTTGCGCTCCTGATCACCGGCATATCCAGGGGAGACAATATAGCAAAGGAGAATGGGAAAGCATCAACCGAAAGTTGGAACGGCCCATTGGAACGCTGAACTGTCAACACTTTGTAACGCCCATCGTACTGGGAGTATCGAAGCCGGTATACACCCGCAAAGATCTGGAGGATATCAACAGGCGTTCCTCTGAGCGGATCGAGTACAAAGGGCAAAAAATGAGCCGTTATGAGGCCAGCCAAAAACAAAGGCAACTGGAGACGGCTATACGCTATGCAAAGGACGAGCGGGACGCAATGGTGGCAGCAGGCGACAAGTTGGGAGCTACACAGGCCAGGAAAAAGTCAGCAGCGCTGAGCGCAGAATATAAGCGATTTTGCGAACAGGCGGGTCTTACCCCCAGGCCGGAAAGGACAAGGTCTATGACAGGGCCAACGGTGCAGAGAGTATGACAGTTCATATTTTGGGCATTGAGTATTCTATCATGTGTAAAAAATACGATGAAGATGAGGCGTTTGAACGAAGATCTATCTGTGGGTACTGCGATTTTATGGAAAAGCAGATTGTATATTGTGACATGGCCACATATAGAGGGAATGAGCATGAAACCACTACATACTGCGAAAGATTGCAGAAACAAACAGTTAGACACGAAATCGTACACGCATTCCTGTATGAAAGTGGGTTAAACAGTAACAGCGTTGAAATACAAGGAAGTTGGGCAGACAATGAAGAAATGGTAGATTGGTTCGCCATCCAAGGGCCGAAAGTTTATCAAGCATGGAAAGAGGCTGGAGCAATTTGACGATAAAACCCACCTTTGTGGATTTTATAAAAACTTCCTCTTGGCGCGGAGGTTTAACTGCGCTCGCTCCCCATATCGGTGTGGGCGCACCGGATTTACAAATTAAAGTCCTTTAGGGAGCGGAAAGGGACAGAATGGATTTTACCAGCATTTTCAACGGAGAGTCTTTGACTTTGGCGCAGTTCAACGAAAAGACAAAGGGTATGAAATTGGCAGATTTGTCTACTGGGGAATATGTAGCTAAAGGGAAGGACAAAGAGCAAAAGGAAGAGATCGAATCCCTAAAGCAGCAGCTCGCAGAAAAGGACGAAGCGATCTCCAACTTGGAGAAAGCCAAGGGAGACACCGCCGCCATCCAGGCGGAGCTTGACCGCTACAAACAGGCCGAGGCGGAGCGGGCCAAGGCAGAGAAGGAGGCGCAGATGGATGCCATCCTTACGCAGACCGCCGAAAGCGCTCTAGAGGGCCGGGAGTTCGTCAACGAGTACACCCGCACCCACTTCCTGGGTGAATTAAAAAAGGCCATCCAAGACCCCGCAAACAAGGGTAAAAAGCCTGCTGACCTGTTTACCGCCATGACAAAAGATCTGGACGGCATTTTCAGAAACCCCCAGCACGAACCGCTGAAAATTCCTGGCGTTACAAAGGCCGATGCGGACGGCAACATGACTAAAGATCAGATTATGTCCATCAAAGATGCATCAGAGCGTCAAGCCGCAATCGCTACACACCTCGATTTATTTCAGTAAGGAGTGAAATTATGGCAGCAAAAGATAACCTGACCAAAACCGCAGATATCCAGTCTACCGCGCGCGTAATTGACTTTGTAACCCGCTTTGCGCGGAACTGGGAGCATCTGCGAGAGATTATGGGCATTATGCGCCCCATTCGCAAGGAACCGGGCGCGGTGCTCAAGAGCAAGACCGCCTCCTTGACCCTCCAGAGCGGGACGGTTGGAGAGGGTGAAGAAATCCCCTATTCTAAGGCATCCATCATCGAAAAGCCATACGATGAAATGACCGTGGAGAAATACGCTAAGGCCGTTTCCATCGAGGCTATCAAGACCTATGGCTATGATGTGGCCGTAGGTATGACTGACGACGCTTTCCTGTATGAGCTCCAGGACAACGTGACCCGCCGCTTTTATGAGTATCTCAATACTGGCGAGCTGACCAGTACGGAAACGACTTGGCAGCGAGCTCTTGCTATGGCGAAGGGCCGCGTTATCAACAAGTTCAAGCAGATTCATCGTACAGTCACTAACGTGGTCGGCTTTGCGAACGTTCTGGATTTGTATGATTATCTTGGCGACAAGGACATTACGGTTCAGACGGCGTTCGGATTTCAGTACGTGCAAAACTTCATGGGCTTCTCTACCGTGTTTCTGCTTTCCGACGAAGAGATTGCCCGTGGCAGGGTAATTGCTACTCCGGTCGAGAACATCGTTCTCTATTACGTGGACCCTTCCACTAGCGATTTCGCTCGGGCTGGACTGGCTTATACTACCGACGGCGAAACCAACCTGATCGGCTTCCATGTGGAGGGCAACTACCACACCGCCGTGTCCGAGAGCTTTGCCATCATGGGCATGACCCTGTTTGCGGAGTATAAGGACGCCATCGCGGTCATTGATGTAGACACCACCCCCACACTCGGGAATTTGACCATCAACTCCTCTGCGGGCACCGATTCTGGAACCACAAAGCTGACTGTGACTCCCGGCAAGGAGTTCGCCAGCAATGTATATAAGTATAAGACCGATGCGACTACGGCCCCTGTTGTGACGTATGGGCAGAGTGTACGTAATTGGACTACCTGGGACGGCGTATCCGATATCACCGCAACAACCGGGCATAAGATTACGGTGGTAGAGGCCGACGGCACCTATAAGGCGCTTAACGCCGGGAACACCACTGTAACGGCGCAGACCTAATGGGGAGGGGGAAGGCTGATGTGCGACTATATTACATTTGAGCAGTATACAGCATTAGGCGGGAAGGCCGATGCGTCGGCTTTCCCCCGCCTATCCAGATTGGCGCAGAAGAAGTTGGACTACTGGACTCAGAACCGGATTACAGAATCGGACGAGGACATCCAGCTCTGTATGATGCTTATTATGGACGCGCTGCGGAAGGTCGAAAACGGAGAATCAAACATCGCCAGCACGAGCAATGATGGGCTGTCTATCAGTTACGCATCTGCAAGGACAGAGGAGCAAATCATGGGATCTGTGTATGACCAGGTCGTGGAAATTTTGCCCGTAGAGCTGGTCAACCTGGGGGTGGGATCATGACTCCATTGTTTAAGGAAAACATAACCTTATTGAACCGCAGAGCGGCCGAGGATAGCCCGGACGGATTGGATGCTTGGAAGAAAACTACACTAGAGCGGTGCGTATGGGTGAAAACAACGGTGAGGGGAGTATCCGGAACGGATGTATCTCTTGGACAGACCGTGACTGTGCGCATCCCGGAAAGTGTAGACTATCGACCGTATGGAACATGGAAAACTGACATGAAAGGCTTTTCTGCGTCGGTAGGCGACATTGTGGTGCATGGACGAGTGGCAGAAGAAGTAACGCCGGATAATGTGCTTGATGTAGCAGCCAAATATGAAAGCATGACGGTACGAGTGGTAAGAGATAACACAGGACTTCTACTGGGTCATGTGCACTTGGAGGGGTTATGAGTATCAAAGTAGAGATTTATAGCCCTGGACAGACAGTAAAACGTATATTTAACAAAGATGTCATGAAATATGCGCACACTCGTCTCCATGCATACTGCTCCCCTTATGTCCCGATGGATAGTGGCACCCTCGATCAAAAGGTGAGCATCACGGAAGAATATGTTCATTACAAATCGCCATATGCACACTTCCAGTGGGCAGGAAAAGTATTTGTAGATGACAGAGGGAGTACATATGCAAAACGGAGCACCTCAAAGCATCCTACAAGCCGCAAATTAAAGTATTCGACAGATAAGCATCATCTAGCAACATCCCATTGGGAACAGGCTATGGCCGTAGCAAAAGGGGAACAGTTGGCGGACGACATTGAGGATTATATCAAAAGGAAGTGATTTCATGGCAGACAAAAACAAGGCGATTCTGGAGTATCTGGAACAATGCCCAGCCGTGAAATCCTTTCTTTACTTTAATTCAGCGACAGAACGGCCTGGGCGTGTGAGCGTGGAAACCGTATACAGCGAAGCGTGGGAGGAGCGGCACATCCGGGGTCATGGAATCAGACAATACGACTTCGCGGTGGTGCAGATGCTCCCGCAAGACGAAGGCACGACACAGAAAAATGCAGAACAGGCTCAAACAGTACAGTCATTTATGGATTGGATTGATGAGCAGAACAGGGCTCGCAAATTCCCTTTGTTTGAAGGTTGCGACGTATTGAGTATTGAGAACTTACAAAACATGCCAAACTTGGCTGGAGTAAATGAGGCAGGTACGGTTGCCAAATATATGTTCCAGGTCAGGGTGCGGTATTACCAGTAAAGGAGTGACTTAAACAATGAAAGTATCGGAGCTAATGGCTGGCTATACACCGTCGGATGAGTTTGCCGGCTTTGCAACCAATGATGACTGGGTACTTGCAGTGGGTATCAATCTGGAGGAAGAAGCCACCGAGAAGGACTATACCGTGGTACAGATGGGCATTGCTGGCCTTGACCCTCAAATGAATCCTGTGACACAGGACAAGCAGTACATCCGTACCGGCCTGTCCACCTCAAAGACCGGCACTCAGCGTACCTTTGCCATCACGGGCGACCGCTATATTGGTGACGCTTTTCAGGATTACTGCTTTGGCCTGGACATCGCCCACGGCGTTGGACAAGCGGTGGTGGTGCCCTATGTGTATTTCTCCGTCCTTACCGGCAAGGGAGAGAAGGGTCAGGTCTCCATCATTGTCAATTCCGACGGCGGTGGGAATGCAGGAGAGAACTCGGCAATCTCTATCGACCTGCGCAGCGTCGGGACAAAACCTACTGCTTATAGCTACTCTGTTGGAGTGTGAGGAGGAAGACCATGAACTACAAGGTCAATATCCTTGGGAAATCCTATGAGCTTCCGCCCCGCACATTGGCCGTAGATGATCAGATTGCCGGTCTGGTGGAGACAGACCGGGCTTATCAGGCGGGCGAGCTGACCCGGCGGAAGGCTGTAGAGAAGCTCCACGCCTTCGCCGTTGGCCTTGCCCCTGGATGCCTGCCGCCGCTGGAAGAAGTAGATATAAACGAGCTGATGCACACTTGTATGGACATCGTAAACACATACGATGCACCGGCTCGAAAGGCCAGAGCGGAGGCCAAACTGAAAGAGGCCAGGGACATCCTCAATAAACCAGAGGTTCAGAAGCTGCTTAAGCTGGCGGAGCTACAAAAGAAATGAGCTTATACCGACAGCCACCGGAATCCGTCATGGTTGGGGGAATGGAGTATCCGGTCGATACTGATTTCCGGGTATGGATCGGATTCCAAAGCATCTTGACCAGTCAGGAAGGGGACGAAGAAAAGTCAGCGAGGATCTATGCAATGATGGAGCAGTTTGGTCTCCCGGTCTCTGAGGCATCTCTTGAGGCTATGGTCCAGTTCTTTGAGGGGGCATCTAGTGAGCATAGGAGCGGTGAGGGCAACAAAAATCCGGCGTTTGACTTCGAGCTGGATAGTGCCTATATCTTTTCCGCGTTTATGGGTGCGTACGAGATAGATTTGACCACAGCTCGACTCCATTGGTGGAAGTTCAAGGCGCTGTTCCAGGCGTTGCCAGATGATTGTGAGCTTTGCAAGATCATGCGCTACCGCACGGTAGACCTCAAAGATGTGCCCAAAGGGCAAAAGCAGTTTTACCGTCAAATGAAAGCTCGGTATGCGTTGCCAGGTGCAGCCGGAACGGCTCACCGTACAGAAAATGAACTGAAAGATTATGTGAAGCGACGGTTTGAGGACGCAAGGAACATGCAAAAGTAGCGACTTTGTGCCGGGCCTTTTCAAGGGAGGTGTAATGGTTGGCAAATGACGGGACTGTAAAAATTGGCACGGAGATTGACGAAAGCGGCTTTAGAAAAGGGCTTTCTAGACTGGGTAAAACGTCCGATGCTGGGTTGAAAGCAGGGACAGAGGCCGTAGCAGGAATGGCAAAAGCTGCTGATGGTGCGGTGACTGGCCTGCTCCATGTCCAGCAGGCCGCCGAGGATACATCGGGAGCGGCTGAACTTGCAGCGCGAAGTCTAACAACGATGGAGACCGCCGCTGACCATCTGGATAGCACCTTGGGAAAGAGCAAGCTGGATGATTTCGGAGAATCTATAGACCGCACCAGTGAGAAGGCGGACGACGCGGCCCGCAAGCTGGAAGATTTTGACCCAGCACTCGAACAAGTCAACGATTCCGCCAAGGACGCCGCTGGCGGTCTGGATGATATGGGAGACTCCGCCGAAAGTTCGGGTGGCGGTTTTGATACGCTTGGTACGGCGATAGGGACATTCGCGGGTGGCGCAATGACCATGCTGCTTGACCTAGCCATCCAAGCTGCACAAGCCATTTGGAACCTAGACGAAGCGACCGAGGAGTACCGGGAGTCTATGGCTATGCTCAATACCGCCTTTGAGACTGCCGGGTTTAGCCAAGAGACTGCCACAGAGGCGTATAGGGGATTCTACCGAATCCTCGGCGAAACGGACACCGCAACAGAGGCTTCTCAGCTCCTTGCACAGCTTGCAACCAGTAGCGAGGATGTGTCTGAATGGATCGACATAGCGGCGGGAGTGTACGGAACCTTCGGTGATGCCCTACCAATTGAGGGCCTGATTGAGGCTGCCAACGAAACAGCAAAAACAGGAGAGGTCACGGGAGTCTTGGCGGATGCCTTGAATTGGGTTGGAATCAGCGAAGATTACGTGAATGAGAAACTGTCTGAATTTGCAGATACAACAAGCAGGGCGAAATATCTAACCGAGCTTTTGGGAGGCGCATATCAAGAAACGGCTGATACGTTCTATGAAAACAATGCGTCTATTATGGAAGCTAGAGATGCACAGGCAGATCTGGACGAAACGACTGCTGTGCTAGGAGAATCTATAGGCAACCTCAAAACCAAACTTATGGATGCGTTTGGCCCTGCTATCGTTGCAGTTGTCAACGCATTAGCTACTGCAATCGAGGCTATTTCTCCGATACTTGAGATAATCGCAACTGTTATAGGGACCATAATCGAAGCTGTAGCAACACTTGTTGGCTGGATAGGGGAGGCAGTTAGTGGATTCTTGGAGTTAATCGGTGTAAAAGATAAAAGCACTAATACACCGTCTACATCCAATAGTCGGTCAGCAAGTCCGACCGATGCATCGGGCGCGCGGCTTACTGGGCGCTCTATCCCAGCTCCAGCCAATGGGCCAGCAAATACGCCTGTGACAGCAAATGGAGCGGGCGCCATGGGGGCTGAGAGCCTTACAGCCGGGCGGAACCGTGTCTTGCGGGATCTGGAAAATTCTATCCCGAGCATGGAACAGCGCGTCACCGTGTCCACCGCAGCAATGATGCCGTCTTCTGCCTATGCAGACCCCTTCGCCGCTCACCGTGCGTATGCTCAGACAGGCCAGAATGAACAGGGGCAAAGCGCCGCACCGCAGCGCTTAAAGGTTGACATCGAGATCAAACCTAGAGAAGCGGCACGTTTTCTTAAGCCTAAAATTGACGAAGAAACGAACCGCCAAGGAACGTCGTTAACCAGAGGAGGGTAATGGGTGGACAGTATTTTTACTATCGATGGTGTGGGCTACCCCGGTGTAGGTGTAGAGAGCCTGAGCCGCTCCGCCCTCATCAAAGATGGTCAGAACGCCGGTGAACTCATGAGCGGCGAATACGAGCGGGATTTGATTGGCACGTACTATCACTACACGCTGGTACTCACAGGGCTGGAACCCGGTTCCGCAGACTACGACGCCATGTATGAAGTACTTACTGCCCCGGTGAATAGCCATCAAGTAGTTATGCCATATGGGCAAAGTACAATTTCCTTCCAAGCATATATCCAGAATGCCGATGACGCTCTGATTACTATGACAGACACAGAAAACTGGTGGGGAAATTTAAGCATCCAGTTTATGGCAAAGAAGCCGCAACGAATCCCGGAATGAGGTGAGCATGTGAGGAACCGCATTACATATGCAGGCAAGGAGTTTTCGGACGACCTAGACGTGGCTTACCGCCTCACTACTGGCGACTGCCTGCTGGAGACCTCTGCTCTGTCGGATTCCCTTGCGGCTAATACTCTGGAGTTTGAAGTGGACAGCGAGGACACCAGCCTGACCCAATACGTGCGCAACGACAAGCTGGAGTATGAGTACAAGGGCCGTCGGCTAGGCACCTTCTACGTCCAGTCTGTGGGCCGGGTAGGCCGTCAGTCCTACCAGATTTCCGCCGTCTCTGCCGTTGGCCTGCTTATGGGCAAGACCCACTATGGCGGGCTCTATACAGGACAGACGGTAGCGGAAGTGGTGTCCGACATCGTGGCAGGAACCGGCGTCACCGTGGAAATCAAGACAATTTTCCGGGACTATCAACTATATGGCTGGCTACCCATTGCCACGGCGCGAGACAACTTAGCGCAAGTGCTCTTTGCCATCGGGGCCTATCTGCGCACCCTATCTAACGGTGTGCTGCGCATTACGTCACTGTATAGTGGGTTGAGCTGGGCACGGGATGAGGCCAACTGTTATACCGGAGGCTCTGTGGACTATGGTACCCCAGTGTCCAGGGTGATTGTGACCGAGCACGCTTGGAAAGAGGGCAGCGAAACAACAGAACTGTTCGATGGCGCGGCAGAACAGGGCGATATTATCCGTTTTGACGAGCCGGTACATGACCTCAAGGCCAATGGATTTGCTGTGCTGGAAAGTAACTGTAATTACGCTAAGGTATCTGCCGGAACTGGTACCCTTACTGGGACCAAGTATATCCACAGCATGAGGGACGTAGTACGCGATGTCGGCCAAGGAGTAAACGGAGACGATATCACCGTTAAAGAGGCGTACCTGGTATCACTGGTTAACTCAGTAGGAGTCGCCGAGAGATTGGCAGAATATTATTCCCACCGAGAAACTATTACGCAGGATGTCGTGTGGAGCGGCGAGCAGCCTGGGGATATCGTGCGCACGGCTCATCCTTACGGTGGCACAGCAGAAATCTTTTTGGGCTCGTCTGACCTTGCTATGAGCGGTATTCTGAAGGCGTCTGAGGAGGGAATTGTGGGATACATCCCTCCGGCGCCGGAGGATCAGACCTATTACGACTATGAGGACATACTTATAGGGAGCGGCGATTATGTTATCCCGGATGAAGTGTATTCGCTTACTGTCGTCTTCATCCAAGCGGGGACAGGAGGTCAGGCTGGTTTTGACGGCGAATCGGGCGGCTCATCTCAGCTTATTGTGACTTCGAAGGATCAAAACGCCGGAGGATCTTGGTCTGATTCGCCAGAAGATGGCGGGCAAGGCGGAGACAAGGGCTCTCCAGGCGCTGGCGGAAAGGTCTACCGGGCGACAATTGATGTTGTCCCTGGTCAGGTCATCCACTATGAGTGCGGCACCCCAGGCGTTGGAGGAGCGACGAATGGGGCCGTGGGCACTGCTGGTGGCGAAACGACTTTCGGGGCTTTGTCGTCTGCACAGGGGGCCGTATCTGATACAGGATATACCGACCCAGTATCTGGAGATGTGCTTGCTAAACCCGGAACAGAAGGCGTTAACGGTGCTGCGGGTGGCCGTGGCGGGCAGGCATCCAGCCGAGGAGGAGAATATGGAGAGAGCGGCGAGGATGTCCCCCCGAATACTGGCGGACAAAGCGGTATCCCCTTCAAATATTCGTATGAGGGGTTCGGGTCAGAAACCGTGGAATTGTACGGCGGCGGAGCCGGTGGCGGGGCCGCATTTGGAAAGAATGGTGGGCCAGGAGGTAGCAAAACAAACGGGAAAGGGGCTAAAGGTGGAGATGGTGCATCCCCTGATCCTCCTGAATCCAAAGATAAAATTGGTGCTGGAGGAAATGGTGGACATGGCGGCGGCGGCGGTGGTGGTGCCGGAGGCATTTTTGCATCTTCGGAGCCCTTTGAAATTGCAGGAGCGGCTGGCATCTGGATTACTAATGACGGCGGCTCGGCGGGGAAAGGCTCTCGTGGGTCAAACGGAGGTCCAGGCGGTATCCTGGTATACTACCAACAGCCTAAAACATCAGAATCCGGACGATTTCGGGCCCGCGGCGGGCAACTCTTTTTCGGGCGTGGCCGCCAAATCTTTGCAGTCTGAGGTGATACAATGACAATGGAAGAGCGAGTATCGGAACTGGAACGAATCGTATCGGAGATGCAGGGGGAAGGCTCGTATACCAGCAAATACAGCGGTGAGGAGATCGACGCGCTGCTGGACAAGGTGGCCGCTATGGATGGGGGCGGGACATAATGCTCATCATGACAAATTGGTACATCTGCACCCCGCCTAAATTTTGCCTCGGGTTTGAGGGCGACAATGGTGCTGTAGCCCTCGAAATCTCCACCGACCTCACAGACGAGTGGGACTTAAAGGTGGATGTGGAGAAGGACGGACAGAAGAATATTATCCAGCTCCAGCACGTCGGGCAAGTGTACTCCGCTCTGCTGACCTCCTCCATGCTGGCTGATGACGGCCAGTATTTAATGCAAGTCAGAGGCACCCTCGGGGAGCAGGTGCGGCACAGTAATATATTCTACGCAACGGTCCATGACTCCATTAACGCCGTAGACGCTTTCCCACCTCCTCTGCCCTCCGAGTTTGAGCAAATGGAAGAACGTATCACAGAGCTGAACCAGCATCCCCCGAGGCCCGGCTTGGATGGATTTTGGGAAATTTGGAACCCAGACAGTGGCCAGTATGAGGCGTCGGATATCCCTTTACCGGAGAGTGGAGGAGGTACATCCTACAACATCGGGCACGGGCTAAAGCTGGACAGAGACACAAGGACGTTATCTGTTGACACAGTAAACGGCTTTGACGAGGGTGATAATACGCTCCCAATTACCGCAGCCGCGGTGCAGGAGACGGTAGGCAACATCGAAATCCTGTTAGGGACAATTTGAAAGGTGGGAAAGCATGAGTGTAGCAACTGAAATCAGCAGAATACAAACAGCGCGAAACGCTATCAGGTCAAAGGCCGTTGAACTGGGTATTGGAACAGGCACGGACGATCTGACCAAGCTGGCCGCAGAGATTGAGGCAATCGAGAACAGAGGCGCGGTATCTGCCACCGTCCAAGAGGGCGATACATATACCATCCCAAAAGGCTACCACAACGGAAGCGGCACGGTGTCCGGGGTGTCCGGCGGCGGAAACTATAACCTCCAGAGCAAGACCGTCACGCCTACCAAAGCCCAACAGAACGTGACACCCGACCCCGGCTATTATGGCCTGTCCGACGTGACAGTAGCTGCCATCCCCGGGAACTACCAGGACGTATCCGCCGTTACGGCTACCGCCGCTGACGTATTGACTGGCAAGGTGTTTGTGGACAAGGCAGGCAAGACCACCACAGGTACCATGCCAAACAATGGGGCGGCGACTGAAACACTGACCCCGGAAAAACTGTCTTACACCATCCCGAAGGGCTATCACAGCGGGACAGGAAAGGTGCAGATCACCCCGGAGACGAAGAGTGTTACGCCCAACAAATCTGTCCAAACGGTAGAGCCTACGGACGGGAAGGTGCTCACGTCCGTTGAGGTGGCGGCCATCCCGGAGGCTTATGTGGACACCTCTGACGGCACAGCGGTTGCCGGGGATATCCTTAAGGGCAAGACAGCTTACGCAAAAGGCGCGAAGGTCACTGGCTCAATGGCAAACAATGGGGCGGTATCCGGGGAGATTGACGGCTTGACCACAACCTCCTTTGCCGTCCCTGCTGGTTACACCACCGGAGGTTCGGTGAGCCTTACGGGCGACATTGAGGAGGCCCTTGCGGCAATCTGATTGGAGGCGTGGTATGAGTATTCAGGGCGAAATCGACCGGTTGTCCGCCGCTAAGGCAAGTATCGCAGCGTCACTACAGGCTATGGGCATAGAACCCCCGGAGGGCACCACACTGGAGCAGTACGCCGCCCAGTTAGCCGCTATCGCCACGGCTGCGCCCTGGCTCTCAATCCCCGGCGGCGGCACGATGCAGATGGGGGAGAGCTTGGGGGCCGGCCCCTACACCATCGAAGTAACCGAAGACGGAGAGGGCGGCGACCTCTCCGCCGAACAGGTGGGCTACAGCAACACGGGTAGCGGCCTGGAGGCTACAAACGTGCAGGGGGCGATCGACGAGCTGGCGGGCAGAGGTAGCAGCGGTGTGATCACCTTCAACGGACGATCTGGTGCAGTTGTCCCCCAGGAGGGGGATTACACGGCTAATATGGTTGGGTCTTTACCCAGCAGTACAAAGCTGGCAGACCTACCAACAGACGAAAGCCACAGAACAGTAAGCGATACAGAAAAAAGCGCTTGGAACAGCAAAGGAGATCCGGCCAAGAGCACCACAATTACTCTGCTGTCCAGCGGGTGGGCGCAAGGTGGGAACGGAAGGTACAGCCAGACGGTTTCCTGCTCCATTGTGGCGGCAGACACAGCGGTAGTGATTGTAGACGTAGCGCTGAGTGGTACAGATTTGGACGCGGACGCAGAGGCGCTGAACGCTTGGATGGGGCCATCAGCGCAGAACGCCGTGCAGGGAGCTGGGACACTGACCTTTTATGCGGCAGAGGCCCCGACCGTCAACATCCCGGTCAATGTGGGGGTGGGATGATGGTGTTCCTGCATAGGGGCGGCCCAACTGGGGAGGTTGGCATCTCTGCTGGTGATTTGGAGATAGGACAGGTAGTACATCTAAATGAAAGCGGGGTCCCGATTGATTATCTGGTAGTACATCAGGGCATACCGTCCAATCTATATGATGCATCGTGTGAGGGAACATGGTTGCTGCGGAAGGACATCCGTGAGATGGGACCGTTTAACTCTGGTGGAGGAAATGCGCTTCCTGGTTCCAGTATTTTGAGCACTATGTCTGGATATATGAAGGACTACGATTTGCCAGTTCAAGCAGCCATTAAAACGGTGAAAGTGCCGTATTGTGTTGGGAATGGTTCTGCTACAGTTAACAGCGGAGAAAACGGTCTGCAATGCCGAGTATTTCCAATAAGCGGATATGAAATTGGATTAAATAACAGCCTGTCCTCATACATCCCAATAGATGGAGCAAAACTATCTTACTTTATTGATGGTGATGGCGCTGATGCTAGGAGCAAAAGAATTGCGAAATTCAACATGACGAATGAGCTTTACTGGACACGTTCTCCATCAAATGCGAATAATGCTGGTAATTGGTGCATCTCCGTTGATGGAGGTTATGGTAATAGCTATTCCTATAATTCCTACGGTATCCGATCCGCCTTAATCCTCCCTTACGACTTCCAATTTACCAAAAAGGAGGTGTCGGCCTGATGGTGTTCTTCACGTCGAGGGCGGCTCCCTCCAACAAAACATATGACCCTGTGTTTGCAAACAATGACTGGGCCGCTATCATCGAGGCATGCCACGCCAATGAGGTTCCGGACACCTGGGTAGCTGATGGCTCCTGCTATAAGGATATGGACATCGGCGGCGAGGCGTACCGTATCGACATCATCGGAAAGAACCACGATGATCTGTCAGACGGGACGGGCAAAGCGCCGCTGACCTTCCAGATGCACGACTGCTACGACACCACGTACCAGATGAACCCCAGCAACACCAACGTGGGCGGCTGGCGGGACTGCCAAATGCGGACGCAGACCATGCCCGCGCTGAAAACCATGCTTCCGGCGGAGGTGCAGGCGGGGATAAGAGCAGTTAACAAACTGACCAGCGCAGGGAATCAGAACCCAAGCATTGTGACCACCAGCGATGAATTGTTCCTGCTGTCAGAAATCGAAATTTTCGGCAGCACCACCTATTCCTTCGCTGGAGAGGGCCTCCAGTATGACTACTACAAGGCGGGCAACAGCAAAGTGAAAAATCGCGCCGGCAGCGCGGACTTTTGGTTGGAGCGCTCTTCGTTTTCTCAAAACACCTCCGACTTCTGTGATGTCCACAGGACTGGAAGTGCTTTCTGGCACGGTGCCTATAACCGGCTTTGCGTAGCCTTCAGCTTCTGTTTATGAGGAGGTAACATGTACTTAAAAATCGGCGAAAAGCAATACAGTGTCTCCCGCCGGGTTGTGACAGAGGATACCATCAAATATCTTTCGGTCACGCCTGACCCCGGAGAGGTGACAGGCAAAATCCAGATGTACCGGGATGATGGGTTTCTTTTGTCAGAGGATGATGCAGGGAACTATACCCGGCAGACCTACGCTGGTACGCTGCTGACCCTGACCAACAAGCCAGTCCCAGAGCCAGCTCCCCAACCGTCAGCGCCAAACATGCAGTCACAGTACGCCGCCGCTATGAGGGCCTATGCGGCCACCAGCGCGTATATCCCCGACACCTACGCCTTGGACATGCCCGATCTGTTTCCCACGTGGGAGGCGGCGCTGGAGGCCGGAGAGGAATTACCTGCGGGCCGCATCCTCAACGGCGGCGGCCAGCTCTACCGGGTCGTACAGGCGGTAACTCCTCAAGAGGAGATGCCCCCGCACGACGACGGCATGCTCGCCATCTACCGGCCCATTGACCGTGAGCACGCGGGCACAGTGGACGACCCCATCCCGTGGGTGTACGGCATGGACTGTCATGCGGGTAAGCACTACAGCTACAACGGCAAGGTCTACAAGGTGGCAGAGGGCGGGGACATGATTCCCTGCACGTGGGCCCCGGATACCCCGGATATGTGGCAATGGGTGGAGGTGTAGCACATGGCTATCGTTGTAAACGGCAAAAAAGTTGCCGGGGTGGGCCTGCCTGGCAAGGACGGAGCTCCAGGGGCAGACGGCAAGGATGGTGCACCTGGAAAGTCCGCCTATCAGGCGGCAAAAGAGAAAGGATATACCGGAACCGAAGAGGAGTTTAACACCGCTCTGGCTGGTATGCAAAGTGCTCCATTCTTGCCGTTGGCTGGCGGCACGATGGCAGGGGCGATTACTTTAAGCGGGCCTCCGACGAATGAAAGCCACGCCGCCAATAAGCAGTACGTGGACGAGCACGCGGGGTCGAGGGTTATTTTGGGGAGCTATGTGGGGACAGGAAAATCAGGCAAAAGCAACCCTAATCAAATAACCTTAGCCGAACCCTTTAAAATACTCTGTATTTATGGTAGGCAATATACAGATTCGTATGAAAGTATCGACGCTTCTGGAAGTGGCTCAGTTTCTAATATTATTCCAAGCAGTATTATCCCTACTGAGTATACAAGAGGCTTTGGTTTTTTCTACTCTAACAACTCAATAGATTCTTACGGTAAAAAATCAGCGGATGGAAAAACTTTCAGTTGGTATTTTGGCCTTAGCCCGACTGGTGCAGAAGATGTACAATTTAATACATCTGGAGTTGTATATCACTACTATGCCATAGTTTAGAAATAAGAGGTGAATTAAATATGACCATCATCCAAATTGACCCGCTGGAAACCGGCCAGCACCCGATCCAGAGCCAGAGCGGGCGGCGCGCCTGCTGGCTGGAGGGCTACATAGAGGTGCCCGCCCACCTCCATGACACGGTGTGGGCGACCTATGGCTGGTGTAACCTCCAGATTGAGGAGGGCAAGCTGGTGGGTGTCACGCCCACGGAGCGGCCCCCAGAGCCGGAGCCGGAACCCCAGCCGCCCCTCGCAGAGGACATCGCCCTGGACATGCTGGCCGAGCACGAGGAACGACTTTGTATGTTGGAGCTGACCGCTACCACCATCTGAGAAAGGAGACACAATGACAACCGTATACAACCTCTGCAAGCTGCTCATTGACCGGGGCCGCACCGACGGCCTCCAGGACAAGATGGATGTCTATCTCGCCGCCGACCGGCTCACCCCGGAGGAGTACCAGGAGCTGGCCGGGCTACTGGCCCCGGAACAGTAATCAACAGCGGGATCGCTGGATAAAAGGATGTGAATCAAATGAGTAAGCTCATTACATATGTCCCGCTCTCGTCCGTGGAGCGGATTGAGCTGAGAGTCACCAACTGCCGCAAGACGCTCTCTCAGGTCAAGGCTGAAACAAAGGCCCATTACGTGCTCAATGGCGGCATGTGGAACCCAGACGGCTCGGCCTGCCCGCTGCTCAAGGTGGGCGGGGTAATGCGCTCCGGTACGCCCTGGAGGGCGATTGGCTACGCCTGGGACAAGGGCCCGGACATCCACATGACCTCCGAGTACGAGGGAGCGGCCAACTTTATCGCGGTGACCGCCCTCATTTCCTCCGGAAAGCCAGTGGATAAGCCCTCCTACGGCTCGGCCCAGGGAGGCAAGCGGGGGCGCAGCGCTATCGGCCTCCGTGGTGACAGTCTGGCCCTCTACTGCTCCGGCGACGGCACCAGGGACGCAGCCACGCCGGAAACTCTGCGGGACGAGCTGGCCGGGCTGGGCTGGTCCTCCGCCGTCATGCTGGACGGGGGCGGCTCCAGCCAGTGTGACTTTGGCGGAGAGCGCATCACCGCCAGCCGCAAGGTGCACAACTGGATTTGTGTCTGGCTCAAACAGGGCGGCCAGAAGCCGCCGGAACAGGAGGACAAGCCTATGCGCAAGCATACTGTATGCCTCGACCCCGGACACGGGCCGGGCAACGTCAACGGTTCCCCGGACGGCGCCTACAAAGAGTGGGAGTTTACGTGGGACATGGCCAAGCGTATCAAACCGCTTCTGGAGGCCCAAGGGGTGGGCGTGGTGCTCACCAAGACCGCGGACAACTACCCCAGCCTGACGGAGCGGGCCAACATCAGCAATAAGGCGCAGCCGGATTGCTTTGTGAGCATCCACACCAACGCCGCCGGAGAGGGCGGATGGTCAAGCGCGTCCGGGCTGGAGATCTACACCAGCGCCGGGCCCATGACGGCGAAGCGCAATGTGCTGGCTTCTGACCTGGTCAACGCCTTCCATGCTGCCGGGGTGGCCCTGCGGAGCGAACCGATCAAGCACGAGATGTATACCGTGCTTGCCAAGACGGACGCCCCCGCTTGCCTGATTGAGTACGGCTTCCATACCAATAAGACCGACGTGGAGTATCTCAAAGATACCAAGTACCGGGACAAACTGGCCGAGGCCACCGCAAAGGGAATCTGTGACTGGCTGGGCGTGGCCTGGCAGGGCGAAACGGGAGCGGACAACGCGGAGGATACCCCGGACGTTTGGGCCGCTGAGGCGTGGCAGAAGGCCAAGGACAAGGGCGTACTGGACGGCACCCGGCCCCGCGATAATATGACCCGGCAGGAGTTGGCCGTCGTGCTGGATCGGTTGAATCTGATTTGATGGAGGTACATATCATGGACATTTCTTCTTTGGGTATCACCGGAGTGGCGGTCATCACTGTAATCTGCTTCCTCGTCGGCCAGGTGGTCAAGGCCACTGGACTGGACAATAAGTGGATTCCCATCATCTGCGGTGCGTTTGGCGCGGCGCTGGGCATCCTCGGCATGTTTATCATGCCTGAGTTTCCAGCCTCGGACTATTTGACCGCCGCCGCCGTAGGCATTGTGAGCGGCCTCGCGGCCACTGGTATCAATCAGGTCTATAAGCAGTTGACTAAGGAGGGCTGATGCCCATGGAGTGGGTAGGCCCACTGATTTCCGGCGCGGCTGTGGTCTTGGTGGCGATCATCGAGGCTGCGGCGGCCCGAGAGCGGAAGCGCATCAAATCTGACAACCAGAAGAGCGATGCCCTTATGAATGGGGTACAGGCCCTGCTAAGGCGCGAAATCATTGCCGAGTACAACCACTACTCCGAACAACGTTATATCCCGATTTATGGGATGGAGAACGTGCTGGACATGTACAATTCCTACAAGGAGTTGGGTGGGAATGGGATGGCGGCAAAGCTGGTGGAGGCCATGAAGAAGCTGCCCACAGAGCCGCCGGAGGGCGAAAGGACGTGACTAAATGAGCGCAAGAGTGAAGCTACCACAAGAGTTAGCCGAACTCTTGCGCTCTGAGCTTGAAACGGCCATCTATGAAGCCGCCCTGCACCGGGACGATGAATTGATCGCCAAGCGCCGTATCATCGACAAATGGGCGGAAATGGACATTGCGGCGGAGCTTGGATGGGAGCGGTCCACGGTATCCAAGCATATCCCGTACATACTGAATGAAGTGAAACGGGTGGCAAACAGAATAACAAAGTTAAAAGGAGTCGGGAATTAACCCGGCTCCTTTTGCTTTGTTCATTTCATTAAGTCTTCGCAATCCTTTTCCATTCTTGTGTAACTCTCAATGTTTCGAATACTTCGCATCGCGCAAAAACCACACACCAACGCGCAAATAATCCCGCCTACGATTGAAAACATCCGCCCGGATACAACACCCCATACAAAATTACCAGAACCGTATGCTACAGCAAATAAACAGAAAAGAATCAATAACTTGCAATTTCTGATTTCCTTTTTATACATCCATATCACCTCTATGTAATTTAATTATATGCTAAAATCCTGAATTTGCAAGGGGAATCAACCTCCGGTCAAATATAGTCACAAAAAGTCACATAAATCGAACAGGACTAACACAAGTACCCCTCTGGAACGCCACCCAGCCGGGGTATTTTTATGCGACAATATAGGCAAGGAGGACGTGAGGATACAGGGTTGGTACACGTCGCCGCCCTCCTCACGGACTCCTTATTTTTATGGACAAGGACGTGTTGGATATGACTCTAATCGAGAGGATGGTAGCCGCTGGCATGTCCCGCGATTGTGCCACCGAAACAGCGATGTGGTACATGGCACAGGGAGATGACGAGGGCCTAGAGGATTACGTAACCGCATTGGAGGCGGGGAGGGAGGCGCGTCAGTATGGCGTTTCCTAATTACACATACCCGGCTTATGGGGCCTACAATCCTGTTACCCCATTTGCTCCGGCTCCACAAGTATATCAGCCCCAGCAACCTGCTCAGCAGCCCTCACAGACCATTCAGCCACAGGGGAATGTAAACACACAGCCTGCCTTTTTCTGCCGTCCTGTGGCCTCTAGAGAAGAAGCGCTGGGGGTACCGGTTGACTTCATGGGTGCTCCCATGTTTTTCCCCGACCTCGCTCATAATGTGGTCTATATGAAACGCTTCAATACCAATACCGGAGCTGCTGATGTGTTTGAGTTTCACGGCCAACAGGAGGCAAGAGACCAGCAGATAGAGAATCCGGCCCCGGCTTTCGCACCGCTGGATGAATTTATGGACATGAAGGACACCATCAACAATTTGAAAGACGAAATAGAGCGGCTGAAAAAGCCCGCTTCTGGTGGAAAGGCAGGGAAAAAGAATGATGCCTCCGATGAATAATCCCATGATGGCCATGCTCCAGATGGCGCGAAACGGCGGGAACCCCATGCAAATGCTCCAGCAGATGGCTGGACAGAATCCGCAGGCAGCTCAAGCCATGCGGCTTATCCAGGGCAAGAGCCCGCAACAGCTTCGCCAAACAGCAGAAAACATGGCGAAACAGAGTGGAACCTCCGTTGAGGAAATTGCACGACAACTAGGTATACCCATGAAATAAAATAGAGCACTCTTTATCAGTTTTCGGGTCTTGATAAAAACCGCTCTTTGGAAACATCCGGGGAGCGTACGGCCCCGATGTAATAACTGACAAAGGAGTATATACAATGGATAACGATTTTGCGACTGGCTATGCTCTTGGCTCCGACTCCAACGGCGGCAACTGTAACAATGGCGGCTTTTGGGGTGGCGATGGCTGGTGGGCTATCATCATCTTCGCTATGATTTTTGGCTGGGGCCGCGGCGGCTTCGGTGGTTTCGGCGGTGGCGGTGCCAGCACCGATCCCGGCCTCCAAGGCCTAGCTACCCGTGCCGATGTCAATGAGGCCATTGCCTTCAATGGTGTGGAGCGCGGCATCTCTGCTATCCAGCAGGGCATCTGTGACAGCACCTATGCCCTGAACAACAGCATCACCAGCGGCTTCAACAACACCAATGTGGCGCTGCTTCAGGGCTTCAACGGTGTCCAGTCTCAGATGTGCAACATGGCCGCTCAGGCACAGGACTGCTGCTGCCAGACCCAGCGCGCCATCGACGGCGTGAATTACAACATGGCTACCAACACCTGCGCCATCCAGAATACCATCCAGAATAGCACACGAGATATTATTGACAGCCAGAACGCTGGTACTCGTGAAATCCTGAATTTCTTGACTCAGGATAAGATCGCCTCCCTCCAGTCTGAGAATCAGGCGTTGAAGTTCCAGGCCAGCCAGACCGCACAGAACTCTTATCTTGCTGCCATGTCTGACGCTCAGACCTCTGAGCTGATTCGGCGCATCAACCCCATGCCCGTGCCCGCTTACCAGGTGCCCGCCCCCTACCCCTATTGCGGGGCCTACAGCAACGGCTGTGGTTGTGGCTGCTAAACTTACGAGGAATCCTCGTAAGTTGATCTTCCGGCTTTGCCGTGACTATTTCGGGGCGGCGGGCTAAGTGTCTGCCGCCCCTGATTTTTGGAGGTAATTTATGTCTTGTAAGCCTGTTTGCCGTCTGTGCGACAACCTGGTCCTAAGCCAGGCGGTCACCTTTACCGGCGGCAACCTTGAAATCAATCTGCCTGCCGGTGCCTACAACAACGGCGGAAAGTATTGTATTGTGGTAGCTCAGTCCATCCCGGCCACAACTACCATCAATGCACCTGTGTACATTACTATTGGTACGGGGACAGAGCTATATCCCCTTACCAAGCGTAACTGCGCTCAGGTGACTGCCTGCGGCATCCGCACTCGCACCCGCTACTCCGTCTGTGTGGTGACTACCCCAACCGGCGGCTCGTTCCGCATGTTGGGGCAGCCCTGCTGCTCTCCCAGTAACAATCTTGCCAGTATTGACGGCGGTGCTGCACCCGCCCCTACGGCGTAAGGAGGGGTCAAAATGAAACGATCTACTCGGATGATGCTCATGTCCAGTGGCAACAATCGCCGCTACAACGACGGACGGAGCTACGACAACTACGATGTCGATGATAAGTTTCGTGACCGCCGTGGCCGGGAGCATTACGACAATGGCCGTTATGCACCGCGCTCTGAGATGATGGAGCCGGAGGATCGGGGCTATCGCCGTTACTCTGATGGGCGTTTTGCCCCACGCAACGATGGTGGTATGTGGATAGAGAGCCGCTACTGGGATGACCGGATGTATGGCCCTCAGTCTCACTACGGCTACCCTTACGTCCCACCGGTCTATCGGGAGGATGGGAGCGCATACACAGAGCGACGGGAGATGAATCGTCCCATGAACAAAATCGGATTCGCTATCTCTGGCAAAGGTGAAATGAGGACTCCGAGAGAGTTTGACCATGACTACCGCATGGACGAGATGGCGTACAGAAAAGGTGGAGAACGCATGACAGGTTATGGGGCTGCTTCCGGCTATATCCCTTTCACGAAGGAGATGGCCGATGAATGGTCTAAGCATATGGACAACGAGGACGGCACCCACGGCGCTCACTGGACGCTGGAGCAGGCCAAACAGGTCATGGCCCAGCGTGGGATTGAGTGCGACCCCATCCAGTTCTGGGCGGCCCTCAACATGGTCTATAGTGACTACGTTAAAGTAGCCAAGAAGCACGGTGTCGGCGATAAGATTGATTTTTACGCCGACATGGCAAAATCGTTCCTCTGTGACAAGGACGCACCGGAGGACAAACTGGCCCGCTACTACGAGTACATCGTGAGGGGCTAAACAAAGGGCGGGGGCAATAGCCTCCGCCTTTTTAGAGCTACTTATTGATATTATACGTGTATTTCATTATTCCTATATTGCTGATCTATTGCATAATTTATTCTTAAAATCATTGAAACTACTTGATTTCTACTTGAATGGGGTTCAAGAGGCCGCTGGTTCGAATCCAGTCACTCGGACCAAAAAG